TTTTGCGTGTCTCAACGACCGCCGATACAATATCGCATCGCTAACTTCCCCCCGAAAGGAAAACGATGAAACAGCTTTTTACCGTGGGCTTCTGCACGTTTAGTTATGGCGGCAACGGCGGCATTTCCTCCGAGGTGCCTGATATACGTGAGTGGATGGTCCCGACCGTCTCTGCGGCGGCGAAGGACCCTCGGATTGAGGCCGTCAGAATCTGGAACCTGTCTGACACACCTATAACGATGACACGCAATCGTGCCGTCATTATGGCCCGTGAGTTTGGCGTGGACGTTCTGGTGATGATCGACTCCGATATGAAGCCCGACGCACACGCGGGCGAGGCACTGGCCAAGCCGTTCTTCTCGTCGTCGTTTGACTTTCTTGTCAATCACTACGCCAAGGGTCCGTGCGTCATTGGGGCACCGTACTGCGGCCCGCCTCCGCGTGAGTGCGTGTACGTGTTTCGCTGGCAGGACCACCAGTCGCAGCACCCTAACCCAGACTTTCAGCTAGAGATGTACGACCGTCACACGGCCGCCACTCTTGGTGGCATACAGGACGTTGCTGCCCTGCCGACCGGGCTCATAATGTACGACATGCGTGCGTTTGCCATTACAGAACCAAAGACAGAGGCCGACAAGCCGTGGTTCTACTACGAGTTTAAAGACCGATACGCCTCCGAAAAGATCAGCACCGAGGACGTTACGCAAACCCGCGACCTGTCGCTGGCGGGCATAAAGACCTTGGGTTACAACCCGCTGTTCTGTAACTGGGACGCATGGGCTGGCCACTGGAAACCCAAGTGCGTTGGCAAGCCGCAGTTTATTGATGCCTCCTCCGTCAGTCGCAAGCTAACCGAGGCAGACGAGCTTGGCGTAGAGAGCAGCACCCGCCTGCACTGTCTGTCTGCGTCACCGCTGATGGCGTCCCTGCTAAAGACTGACCGCCTCCCGCCTCCCGTGGCTCCATTTAACCCTATGGGAATGCAGCTTCCCAAGGAAGACGCAGATGCGTTGACCGCTATTGTGCGTTCGTTCACGGAGAAGCACGGAGTCGCACCGTCTGTCCTAGAGGTCGGCTCGTGGGCCGGAACGTCTGCCTGTGTAATGGCAGACGCTGGGGCTACCGTGCACTGCGTTGACACGTGGGAAGGCAACATCCACGACGATGGCACCCGGCAGTATAAGGGGGCCGAGGAACCGATGGACGTGTTTGTTCGGAACGTCGCCGGTCGGAAGATCACGCACACCCGTGCCTCCTCGCCAGACGCAAGTTGGCTATTCAAAGACGATGAGTTTGACATTGTCTACATCGACGCCGAGCACACCTACGTAGACGTGTTGGCGGACATTGAGGCGTGGACCCCCAAGGCCCGCTACATTGTGGCCGGGCACGACTACTATCAGTTTGAGGGCGTGCGTCTTGCCGTTAAGGACTCGGGCCTGCCGGACGTAGTGGTCAGCGGGAACGTGTGGAGTAGCGAACGTGGAGCGTAAGGCGTGTGTAGCCTGCGGGCTGGTCTTGGAGCTTTGTGAGAAGAACTTTCACAAGTCTAAGGATGGCTTTCACTCTCGCTGTAAACGCTGTCGCAACAAGAACGAACGCAACGCCCGTAAGAAACTTGCTAACGGCAAGATGGACGAGATAGAGAAAGGCGCAATCAACACCTTTATTGCGGCGGCCAGAGTAGGCGGGGCTAACATCCCTCACTCATCCGAGCTGCTAGAGTGCCTGATGACGTACTTCGGTGGTGTCCTTGGTTTTTCCAATGCGTTTATGAAGCAGTACTTCGATGCCCCGGCCGGTGGGGCGTTTCGCACCAAGATGCTAGACGTAATCGTACGCCTTACGTCAACCAACACGGCGATGGGCGGCGCAAAGAAACCGCTAACCCACTGGTCGGAGGACGAGCTAGAGGACGAGCTTCGGGAGCGTTTGATGGAGGCCGCGATTACCATCCGTGCCACCCCGGTGACGCACATTGGCCACGAGGAACCGACCAGTGCGGAAGCACCCAAAGATACCGCCGCCGAGCCCGCCTGATGCCAGCGTAACAGCCGGGATGACGCAGCACGCCCTTCTTCAGATGAAGGACGTTCACGCCGAGCTTGCCGAACGTCGCATTGAGGCACTGCGTCTGTACGAGCCCATGCCACTACAGGATGAGTTCCATCGTTGCGTTGCCAGTGAACGCATCATAATTGGTGGCAACAGAAGCGGCAAATCGCTTTCTACGTTTGTTGAGGACGCGAGGGCTGCCTGCGGTTGCGACCCATACAACAAGTACGCCAAAGAGAACGGCAACTTGGTCATTGTTGGAAGAAACTGGCCGCACGTAGGTCTAGTCATTTATCCAATGCTCTTTAAGGCAGGCGCGTTCAAAATCATCCGCGATGAGATTACCGGGAAGTGGCGAGCCTTTCGGCCGCTTACTGACTCCGCCCGACTGTCGGAAACAAAGCCAGCCCCGCCACTCATCCCACCTAGAATGATAACTGGCATGTCGTGGGTGCTAAAGAACGCCGGTTACCTTCAGAAGGTGGAGCTAACTAATGGCTGGACGATCAACTGCTTCTCGTCGGAGGGCCAGCCACCACAGGGTTTCTCTGCCGATATGGTACATATCGATGAAGATATAACGAATGAAACTTGGATTGGGGAGATGCAGGCCCGCCTTGCCGACCGTAAGGGACGCTTTGTCTGGTCGGCCATGCCGTGGTCCAAAAACGACGCCCTGCTTGGTCTGTGCGAGCGTGCCGAGCGTGACGTTGAGAACGCCGTTCCCGATCCCATCATTAAGAAGTTTACGCTTCGGTTCCTAGACAACCAACACATTGATGCCGACGAGAAACGCAAGAACATAGAGCGTTGGTCCGCACTTGGCAACGAAGAGCTTCGCATGCGTGCCGAGGGAGAGTTTACGACGGAGTCAACGCTGATGTACCCGTCGTTCAACAGATCAGTGCACACGCTGTCTCGTCTAGATGTCCCTAACGGCATCCCCGCCGACTGGACCCGCTACGTCGCAATCGATCCGGGGCACGTGGTCATGTGCAGTTTGTTTGCGGCCGTCCCACCTGACGAGAAGTTCATTGTGCTGTACGACGAGCTGTACCTACACAACTGCAACGCGCTGATCTGGGGCGAGGAGTTTGAGAAGAAGGTGGCCGGTCAGTCATTCCGGGCCTTCATCATGGACATGCACGGAGGTGCGTTGCGTGATCTAGGCTCTGGTCGCCTGCCGCACGAGCTATACACGGAGGAGCTACGGAAGCGAAAGATTAAAACGCAGGCCACCGGCCACTCCTTCCTACCCGGCAGCGATGACATACAGGCTCGGGCCGCCCTAGTCCGTCAGATGCTGCACACTCGGGGGGACGGAACCACCCGCATAAAGATACTGGAGGGGAGCTGCCCAAACCTCCTGCGGGAGATTAAGCGATACCGCAAAAAGACCACAACCGTAAACGGACAAGTATTTGTGACAGACGAGCCCTATACTAGGGGCGACGTGCACGCCTGCCAGTGCATGGAGTACCTGTGTGCGTACGAGCCGAAATACCATGCACCCCCCCGAGTCCAAGGCCCAGACCCGTGGTGGGTGAAGTACCTAGCCGACAAGCGTCGGCGGCAGAATAACGGCGCAGACAACTGCGTTATCCTTGGGCCAGTAGGAAGTAGAGCAAATGGATAACTGGAAAATGCCAACCGCCGAGCTTGGTGACTGGGTGTTGTTTTATGCCCACGAGCACGCCGAGCCTGCCGTTGGGCTGGTTCAAAAGGCAGGCTCTGGGTCTCTGATCCTGTGGGTACTTGCCCCAGGCTACGGTGGCGTTGAGAAGCAGTCGGTCCACCACAAGGACGACCCGCGACTTCCAAACTACCCAGAGTGGAAGGTATACGGCACGTGGGCCCACCGACCGGAGAACCCGAGAGTGTCGATTCTCAGCGAGAAAGTGGCACTCCTAGAGAAGAAGGTTCAGGAACTTGTGCACTCCAAGGCTAAGTGAGGCACTGATACAGTAGGAGACCCACATGTCTGACGAAAGTCCTTTGCGGCCGCTCGTTGCTTCTTGGCTAAAGAAAATAGAGCTTGCCACTAAGCACAAGCGGCCTTTTTCTAGTGACGCCCAAGAGGCAATGGACTTCTATTCCGGTGACCCGGACTTCATGTGGAAGGACGCCTACTCACGTGGTGAGCGTGGGTACAACCGCGGTCTGTCTCCGCCGGAGTTTCGCATGCAAGTCAACCGTGTGTGGGAGGCCGTCCGCATATTTACGGCTGTCATTCACCACCGAAACCCGTCTAGGACCGTCACGGCCCGAGAGTTTCCGTTTGTCAGCCCGCAAGTACTTGGCATAGAGGAGCTACCGCCAATCCCACAGATGGGACCAGACGGTCAGCCGATCATGGGCCCTGATGGTCAGCCGGTTATGATGCAAGACCCTGCAATGCAGCTTTACCAAGAGGCCGCCCAACAGACGACCAAGATGCTGGCCCGTCGCAAGATCGCCGCCAAGCTGATGGAGGACTACCTCAACTACACGCCTAACGAGCTGGACCTTAAACGGCACAGCCGAAAGGTTGTTGAGGAGGCGTTTATCAAAGGCGCAGGAGTGTGGTGGCACGAGCTTTACTCGCCTCCGGGCTCCTCGGTAAAGATGGCCGGTAGTTTCTTTGACAGCATCGACAACCTGGTGTGGGACCCAGACGCAGACGAGTTTGAAGACATTAGGTGGTGCGCCCGCAAGAGAGTTCAGCCCGTAGATGAGGTAGCCGCCAAGTTTGGCCTTAACGCCGATGACCTTCGGGGGCACCTAGAGAGCTACGCCTCCCGCACCGATGAAGACAGCCGGGGCTATGAGTACAAACGCAAGACCGGCAAGACAAACGACCTGATCTGCTATCACGAGATATACTCCAAGACCGGGGCAGGCGACCGGATGAAGGACGCCGACAAGTCACTGCGTGGCAAGTTCGACTCCCTTGGTGCTAACTGCTATATCGTCGTTGCGGCAGGCGTGGAGTTTCCGCTTAACATGCCGCCCGCCATGATGCAGGAGGAGGTGGACGAGACCGGAGTTCCGCCCGCACTGTTTATGGCAGCACAGTGGCCGATCCCCTTTTGGGTAGAGCCGATGGGGTGGCCGTTTGAGCTTCTGGCGTGGCACGGCAAGCCGGGCTACTCTTGGCCTATTTCTATCATTCGTCCCGGCATCGGTGAGCTTAGGTTCATTAACTGGGCCATGAGCTTCTTGGCCACCCGAATCGCAACGTCCGCCCAAGTTATCATTGGTGTCAGCAAGTCCGCCGACCCTGACATTAAGTCAAAGATACTGGAAAAGAGCGAGGGTGGCTTTAAGATCGTAGAGATTTCTGAGGCCATTGGTCGCAACGTCAACGACGTAATCTCGGTGTTCCAGATGCCGGGCGTTACTAGCGACATGTACAACATCATCGCACAGGTGACCGAACTGTTCGACCGCCGTGTTGGGCTGACCGAGCTAATTTACGGAATGACCAGAAACCAGTTCCGGTCTGCGGCCGAGGCCCAGGTAAAGGCCGAGCAGATTTCCGTCCGCCCGGACGATTACGCAAATATTTTGGAAGACGCCCTGTCGGCGGTTGCACGCAAGGAGGCCCTGCTGGCACGGTGGTTAATTAGCCCAGAGGACATCGCACCTCTCTTAGGACCGCTTGCCGCACAGGCGTGGCTTATGCACGTCCAAGGGGAAGACCCGGAGTCTATTATCCGTGAGTACTCCTACCGCGTGGAGGCCGGTTCGGCAAGAAAGCCGAACGTAGCTACTAAGATAGAGAACCTACAGTCTGCCATGCAGATTCTTATGCCAGTTGCCACCGGGATGATCCAAGGCGGCAGGCCCGAGCTGTTTAACGCTATCATGCAGGACTGGGGCGCAACGATGAACTTCGACGTGTCCAACTACCAAATCCCTCCTCCTCCTCCCCCGCCGCCTGAGCAAGCCGGTCCTCCGCCGGGCGAGCCCCCCGATGGCCCACCACCCCAGCAAGGACAGTAGCTTATATGATCCCACAAGAGATTGAGCACGCAGGAAGCGTGGCGGTAGCAACGTACAAACGAGCGATTGACAACGGTGGCACCGAAAGGTTTGCCGCCATGTGTGCGTTGCAGACCCCACCGGGAACTAAGGGCAGCGAGCGTGCCTTTATGGAGGGTCGGCTAAACAACCAGCAGTTTGACGACATGCACAAACGTCAGGCCCACTACGTTATAGACGGCGCAAAGTCTGTGGGCATTAACGTCAACGGCAAGTACTACTGCGGCGGCCTAGCAGACACGCGGAAGTGGAAAGACCCGGAGGCGTGGGTCTCATCGACCGACGATGTTCTCCGGGTTGCAAAGGCCCGCCAGCTACAGGTGCAGGGACTGGTCAATTACGACCCCGGCATCGCCCCTCCGCAGAGAGTAGCACTTAACGAACGCATTATCAAAGAAGAAATGGCTAGGCTGGCACCAAACAGCAAGGCCAAGCCACAAGACCTCCGTGAGCAAGTAATTAAAAGACACGCCCACCCAAAACTAAGGGGAAAGTAATGACGGTTATAGAACGTATTTTTGACTCGGGCACAAATATCGTTGCCACCAACGCCGCAACCACATCCAGCCCACGTATTGCGTTAGGCCGGTTTTCTGGTGCCGCCATTATGGTTGCCGCCTCTAACGGAGGAACACAGGTTGGTTGGTACGCCAGCAACGCCACCACTGATACTCCAATCCAAATCTACGCCGATGGCAGCGCCGTCACGTCTGCCCTGACAACGGGCGGACACCCGCTCCCAGATGCGTGCTTTGCGTTTAGCTACGTTGCACCAATCATGGTTGGCACAACCGCCTGCACGATGGTTGTTCACGTTAAGGGCTAGACACATGCCAAGGAACAACGGAACGATGCGACCGCGAATGCTGCACCCAGAGGCAGCGGCGTGGCGAGCTGCCGTAATTGCCAACGGTGGGTCTGTTAGCAGACGCACGGTCAACGCCGTATCTAGGTTCTGCAACGCAATTGTCGCCGCCGGTATCCGTTCAAAGTTCCTGCGGTTGAACCTAGTTTGCGGCAACAATCTAGCCGCTGCACGGGTGCCGCTGTATCGCGGTGCGTCTGCGACAGGCACGCAGTACGGATCAGCAGCCGACACAAGCACCGGGCCGCTCACTGGTGCGGACTACTCAGAGGCCACAGGACTGCAAGGCAACGGCAGCAGCAAGGTACTGGACTGCACGATTAAGCTAGGCACGTTTAAGACGTTTACTTGCGACTACGACAACATGCATCTGAGCGTGTACAACCGCAGCCTCGCGGGAGTAAGTGGCCCATCGTTTGGGGCGTCTGATTCTGACGGCTCGTATGAGAGCAACGGCCTTGGCATCAACTCGTCTGACCAGTCGGCCTACGTAGGACCCGCGCCAGAGTTTATATCGGGTGCAATTAGCTCTGGCGATCACGATATGGTCGCAACGAGTTTTGCCCGTGGGTTTCACCTCGGCGAGTTTACGACAGCCGCTGCGGGATTCTACGGCATCAACGGAACGAACGTTACGGGAACGATTCACAACTTCGCCCTTTTCCCTTTTCAAACATGGGACGCAACGCCGCTGTATTTCCTAGGCGACGCCTTCTATATATCGGCACAGCTACTGTCTGCGTATTCCTGCGGCCTGCCGATGACCACGACTGCGAATAGGCTGGCGTTCGCTACAGCGATGACCGCATTCCAGACAGCACTTGGGAGAAATGTTACATGAGTTGGCTGATCGTGACCGACGAACAGAAAGCAAGCCTACAACCGATCAACACCGGCAGCGTCCGGGTCAACGTCATCCGCTCAGCGCAAGGCAACTGGATCGTCTGCGCTGACGCACTGCCCGAGGCCGTCGCTGGCGGGCCGCTGGAGTTATTTGCGGATTGGTACGCGGGTCTGCAACCGAGCGACGACACGCCTGCACCACGCCCACCACGTAAGGTAAAATAATGCTAACCTACTTTGACGTTGTTGAGCACCTGATTACGGCCAGCTTTGGTGGTCCGCAAGACGCCGAGCAGCGTGACATTCGCACGGCCGTGCAGCGTGCCTACGACGAAGTTATCAGCATAAAAGACTGGGCCTACTACCACGTGCACGGAAGGGTGCTTACGTCCGCACCGTACAGCACCGGCACGGTCATTACGGCCGGGACGACGGTTACGCTGACGGGTGGGGTTTGGCCAACGTGGGCCGCCACGGGTGGATTTCTGAGAATCGGCAACGAGATTTGCCGGGTGGCAACACGCACCAGCAACACCGTTATTGTTTTAGACTCAACCCTAAGCCTAAAGGCCAGCTTTTCGACAGCCCAGGTGTACACGCTGTACCGAACTGTCTACGCGCTGCCGTCTGACTTTCGCAACCTAGATGAGCCAAGCGACGAGTACAACTGGTGGGCGGGTAGATACATCACGCCTAACGAAGCGATGAAGCTGCAACGCACGGCCAACCAATCGGGCAAGCCGTACAACTGGACGATCCTCAAAGACCCAGACTCCGATGGCTGGGCCCTGGAGCTAATCGGCTACCCATCAACTGTCGAAACCATTGACTTTATCTATCGTCGTTCCCCCCGTCAGATCAGGCTGTCCGGCCACGAGGCCAACTCACGTGTTGGTACGATCACGTCGGCGTCACTTACCGTGACGGGTGTTACAACTGCCTTTGCCGCGTCAATGGTTGGTTCTGTAATGAGAGCTGGAACAACCACAGACTTCCCGCAAACGCTGGCTGGTCTAAAGCCATACGAGGCGGAGTCGCTCATTACGGCACGGTCGTCCACCACATCGCTAACTACCGGAGTGGCACTATCAGCGGCGGCAGGTACTAAGTACCTTATCACTGACCCCATTGACGCACCAGTCAGTATGCACGCGGCCATTCTATCCGCGGCCGAGTACTGGCTGGCCCGTCTACGTGGGGTCAAACCAGACAACGCATTTGCTATGTACCAGCGAGACCTGAAGGTGGCAATGGAGCGTGACCAAGTTGCTCCACTGTCTGGCCGGTCGGCAGCAACGTGGAACGACGGTGGTTGGAGATCACCTCTAGGAACAGACCGAGGCACAACGTGATAACAGTAGATAAGTGGGCCGGGCTAATCACAAACGCAAGTCCGGGG